CGGGTTACAGCGCCGGACGCCCAGCCATCATTGCGCACCAGGTCACGGATCCGCGCCGCGATGGTATCGCGATACATGTTGAGGTCGCCGTCAGGCGACCCCAGGAAAGGAGTCCAGCCTGCCATCTGCTGGCTGGAGCGATCCGCAGCGTCATAGGGCACATTGCTTGACCCGTGCAGCATCGAAGGGCGGCGCGCGACCATCGGATTGCCCGATGCGTCGAGGATAGCGACGGCCTCCATTAGAACCTCGGCACGATGGCGCGACGGGCGCGTCCGCCATTAAGCTGGGCATCCAGGTTTCGAATCAGCTGATCCAGCGCTACCAGGTCAGCTTTGGTGTATGTGACTGCCTTCGATCCGTCACCTTGAGTATAGGAGTACGATTCACCCTTTGCCCCTGTCGCAAGATCCAGATAGGCTTGGCGCGCGTTATCCAACGCCTTTTGCAGTGCAGACGTCTGCATTCCTGCAAACAGGCTTCTTGGTCGGTTGTAATACATGATTTACCCCTTATTGAGTAGTCCGGCCAGCCGGCTGCGCTTCGGTGCGGCCCCGGCACCAGTCACCTGAACAGCCGGAGACTGCTGCGCCACCTCGCGAACTTGCTCCAGCGCGTCCTTCAAGCGCGCCGCGACCTCGCCAACCGCATGCGGTTCAGCGACGTTCACCGGCGCAGGCGCTGGAAGATCGAAAAGATCAGAAATCGGCGGGTTAACCGCGCTTTCGAGCTTGTCCCACATCTTGTCGGTGTAGCGATGCAGGTCCAGGCTGTGCGCAGCGAACACGGCGTACACCGTGCAGTCCAACACCTCGTTTCGCTGCCGGCGTTTGATCCAGCGGTACTGCTCACCCGTGGCGGTCTTCTGCAGCACACGCACCTCGGCGGTGAGCTGCTCGAAAAACTCGTCCGACAGGCCGGCACCGAAGTGCACATAGCCAGGACCTTGCTGCTCTACTTGCAGGCGGCCGTGGATCAAGTCCTTGGCCGTGTCGGTGCCGACCATCCACAGTTTGACGCCACGCTTGATCACCTTGCCGGCGTGGTTCACGTCCTGCAGGCTGCTGCGTCCTTTTACGGGCTGGCCCTGCCGACTGTCGCCCTTGACCGCATAAATCTTTCGGCGGGAGCGCGTGCGGCAGAAGTTGTACGCCTGGTGCGTAAAGTGGCCGCCGGTGTCGATGGCCGTCGCTTCGATCGGCAGGTATTGCCCGCCTTCGTGACGAAACACCAGCTGCAGGTATGGATCGAGCTTTTCTTCCCATTCACGCTCGTCCGCCGGATTGGCATCGATGACGTGGTGATCGACCACCCACATTTCCTCCCCGCGTCCATGCGCCCACGTGGTGCACTCGAACCGGTTGCTCTGCACGTCAACTCCGCAGGTCAGCACCAGGCCACCGCGCGGCACCGTACGCAGCGCATATTTCTCCACGCGCTGCTTTAGCACGTCGGTTTCAGTCTGCTCGACTTCTTCCTGCCAGCTCCAGCCCAGTGTGGTGTTGTGAAAGGTTTTCAGTTCGCTGGTGTCGCCGGCGCGCGCTTTGTCGACGGCGGCCAGGTAGTCGCGGACGATCTGCTCCCAGGTTGCCTGGGGGCTGTAGCCAGTCCAGATGTAGAATGCGATGGAGCGCGGCGGCGCCACAACCACTCCGGCCTCGTTACGGAACCGGGCTTCTTCATCGATCCAGGTGCCATCTTGCGCAATCCAACGACCGCGCTGCCACACGCCCAGGTAATCGGCCTGGGTGTACAGCGTGCCGCAGTGCGGGCACGAATGCCGTACGGTAGCTGGATTGCGGTCGACCCACTTGAAACCGTATGGCTTGTCTTTGCCGCCCCATTCCAGGGCGTGGTACTCACCGCATGAAGGGCACGGCACGTTGAAGCGCATTTGCAGCTCGCACTGCTCCTCGCGCGCCTCGGTCCGGCTGAAGCCTTTGAGCTTCGGCGTGGACCCCATGATCTCCTTCGGAAAAACGGCGCCTTCAACGCGCTTGCCGGCCAGCTTGTCCGGGCTGCCTTCCTTCTCGATGTCGATATCGAAGCCGTCCAGCTCATCCAGGATGGCGTAGTCGACTGAGATACGGCGGTAGCTCCGTGCCGCCTTGCCGCCCTTGGTGTACAGCCGCGAACCGAGGAACGTTTTGCCGTTGAGCGTATCGCCCTTGTCATGGCCGCGCCCGCCCCGGAATACCTCGCGCATGACCTTCACGTCGCGCAGCATCGTGTCCAGCTCGGTCTTGACGAACTCATCGGAGTCGTCGTCGGTCGGTTGCCATACCGCCTGGTTGCGGCGCTTGTGGTGCGCCACGTAGGCGATCAGCGCGACCAGCATCTTGGTATAGCCCACGCGGGCCGACTTCTTCACGACGACGACCGGGATGTCGTCGTTGCTGAAGGCGTCCATGATCGCTGGTTGGAACGGGTATGCCTCCCAGGCCCCCTCCACATACGACGATTCGGCACTCAGGTAAAAGTGCTTTGCTGCCCATTCGGACAGCCGCATTGGTTCGGGCGCTTCAAGCGCCTTCAGGCCGCTCCGTATCGCCTTCTGAATCTCGCTTAGATCCATCTGGATCCTCCAGGTCGAACTGCGCCGAGGCTGCGATGTTTCGCGCCTTGGTGATTTCGGCGGTGATGATCTCGATGTCCTCTGCGGTTAAATTTTTGCTGCGGCGCTTGATCTTGACGGGAATGGATTCCAGCACGGCGGCCACCTTTCGGCCCATCGTCGCCACGGCGATTTCCAGCAGCATGACCGGCGCGCTTTCGCGCCGCGTTTCCGCGTTCGCCATTTCCAGCCTGATACGCTGCTCACGCGCCAGCGCGGCGCGCTCGGTGGCGAGATCCAGATCACCAGCGGCGGCGCGGCCAGCTGCCTGCTCGCGCAAGTGAGCGCAATACTGCTGCAGCCAGGTGGCGCCGCTGGCGCCGGGCAGCAGTACCTCGCGGCGAACCAGATCACTCACCGCCTGCTGGCTGATTCCAACCAGCTGGCCGAAGTCCGCCTGTCTCATGGAAGTTTGAAGGTCTACCATACAACCCCCTTACAAAAGTTTTTGACGTAGCGGACGATCGGGGCGCGCAGTGCCCGTGGGACCAAGATCCCCAGGGAGGACCCATTCGATACCCGAGGGGTGCAATCCAGCTATCGGCTGGTGCGAATCGCGTCCTCTACGGCCTTGGTGAACTCCCGCTCGATGTTGGCGGCGATCACCTGCCGCGCCCGGGTGTGGTAGTTGAAGCGCTTGGTCACGGGCATCGGATCACCGAAGCGAATGAGCAGCTTCAAGTGGCCGCGCGTGTTGGTCTGGGTATTCACCAGGCCGTGCCTGCGTGACATGCCGCGCAGCTTCTGGTTGTCGCGGACATAGGGACGCTGCCACACGCCGTCGATCACGTCGCCGCGCTTCGTCTTGACCTTGCCGATGAAGACATCCGGCCGTGCTCGCAACTGCGCCAGCTTGGCCCGCGACAGGTTGCCGTACTGGTTCAGTGGCATGCCGTTCTTCGGGTTCAGCCACGTGCGGCCAGATCCGATCATCTTGTGATTGCCGCCGTCCTCATACGGCTGGAGGTATGACGCGGCAATGTCGCGCACATAGACCGTGGCGGCCAAGTTCGATTTGCGTGCACCGCGCACGCCCAATGCATTGACCGTGAATGGCGTGGGCCTGTCGAAGATGCTGCGCATTGCATCCTTCTCAGCATCCTGCACGCGCTTCGCGATGCCAGTCAGCGCCTTGGCAGTAGCAAACGGCAGCTGTTCATTTGCAAAGCGGCCGAGAGAACGCTGAAGCGCAGCCAGGTTCGATCGGATCGAAACGTCGAGCATGCCCACCTCCGTGCAAACGTCTGCACGCTGAATAAAAAAAGCCCGGCGGACCGGGCAAAGAGGAAACGTAGTTTGTATCCACCGCTTTGCAGCGGGTCGAGACAGATCACCACCTTTCGTCGTTGGGATTCGGTGCGCTTTACGTTATCGCCCAACGCCGCCGTGCTTATGCAACAGCCGAAAAAAAAGCCCGCATACTCGCGGGCCATGTTTAAATTTGTTCAAGCTTTAGCTTTTGTATTTGTGCCGGACGGCACTATCAAAGACACGGAGCGCATCAGCATAGCGCTCGTGCTCTTTGTCCATCAACGCAATGTTTGCGGTGCTTTCCGTCGCATGGTGCCTGATATCTTCACTATGCAAAATGGCATGATAAGAACCGGACATTTTGATCAGAAAACCGAGGTAAATATGCTCAATAATCGCCGCACCTGAACTGGAAACGCTTATTTTGAGATCAAAGCGGCGATATTCTCCGCCACTGAGCTGCACGAGTTCAGTTTGCTCTTTCCGCCACACGTCACCGTCAAGAAGACCATGCTCACAAGACTCACCACGCACTCGGCCACGCTTAAGCGCATCTACGAACTCAGTGATCACTTGCATGTCTACCTTCGAGCCAGCCGCCTTTGCATCTGCTTCCGCGCGAACCCGGTCACGGTACTGCTCAAATGGATTATTCAAGATGCTCCTCCGCTAGATAGGGAGAACAATTATTGCACAATGGAATAGAGAGGCACTGTCAGAACCGCATCCATAAACAAAAAAGCCCAAACAATGCGTTGGGCTTCCTTCTTTCTACAGACGAACGCGAGCCTCCATTAAGGAGACACCGGGTCGGCTGTAGGCACGGGACACCCCGGCAGGCAAGTTGTAGATCGAATGGTAGCGGCGTCGCCAATGCATTTCAAGACCCTTTGCAGATTTTTCTCCGCCTTTGCTATCACCAGCGGCACATGCGGCCCGCGCACGCCACGCAGGAACCGCCGAATCTGATCTGTGGGCCAGCGATAGATGTAAAGGCTCTTCAGAGCTTGCCGCTCGTTGTAGTCTCCCAGCGTGCGCCATGCCGCTTCCACCAACCAGGCATCCAGCTCGTTCGCAGATACCAGGGGGCTGAGCGGCTTGATGCGCTCGTCGCGTGCGTCCTCCGCCGGGGGCGCTTCGCTGGTCCGCAGGTGCACATACAGCTTCGCCCATCCAGCGCAATACTGCGATGCCCCGCCTGCCTTTACAGGGCCGTGCACCACCTTACGCCAGTTGTCCATTCGGGCAATGAACTCCTGGCGCGCCGGCGACTCGACAACGCCGCCACGTTCCGCGCGACGATGCGGCGCGGGCTGCGCAGGGACCTTCAGCTCAGCGAACGCGACGCCATCCACTTCAATTTCCACACCCATGTCCAACCTTTCGTTATTTGCCCGTATTTTCATCACGTCCAACACCGTCAACACCACCCTCCACATCGGAGAGCCTGATTTTTCCTAGCTTTGTTGACTGTATTGACAGTATTGATACCTAAATCAGAATTACTAAAAAAATTCGCCGCTGTTTTTCGCTGTTATTTCTGCTCTCACTGCCCTACGTGCGCGTGGACTTCAAAAACACCGCCCATACTGTCAACACTCTCCACAAACCTAGTGTTCATGCGGGTTTGCGATGTGGAGGGTTTGAGCCTGTGTTGGCGGTCAACTGTCAACATCGCCGCCATAGTCCCGACGCCTGTATTTCTGGAAGGCCGACTCGAATGCCGCACATGCGTCCTCCGCCCAATCCCGCAGCGTCGCCTTGCCTGCCGGCTGTTCGCCGACGAAGAACACCATGCGCTGCTTGACCGTGCATCCGTATTCGTACTTGACCGGCTGCTTCCGCAGGGTTAGCCCGGCGTAGCGTTCAACCTGTGGGCTGAACGTCGTCATGGTGGTGTACTTCGATTCACCAGAGCGGCCGCACCATACCTGGAAGGCGTCGTACAGCTGCTGGACACCCACGGTATGGAACGGCAGCGGCAGCAAGCCCGCCGCCCACTCGCGATAAAACCGCTCCGCCGGATTCAAGCTCTTTTCGATCAGGCGGTCCTTGGCGTCGTTGTAGATCGGCTTCGTGTGTTCATTGAAGTCGCCCATGTCCAGCTCGTGCATCAGGTAGTAGTAGAAAGCCTCGATGCCACCGGCGGCGATCTCTTGCGCCACCTCCACGTAGAACTCGCGCCCCAGCGCCGGCGGCGTCCAGATCACCAGGTAGCGGCGGTCCGTCTTGTCCAAGGCCAGCGGCACCAGTTCATTCGACAGGAAGACGAAGTTCATCTGGTTACGCTCGCTGTGTTCTGGCAGGCCCTTCGGATTGATGATGACCGAGTCGCCAGAGATCAAGTACTTCAGCTTGCCCTTCATCTGCTTCAGTTCAGCCCGCGTCACTACCTCGTCCGCGACCATGAACAGCTTCATCGATGCCCAGTCATTGAAGTTGGCCTCCAGCTGGGCATTGCCGATCACATAGCCGTATTCGCCATAGATGGCCTTCACCACCTTCTCGAAGAAGAAGTTTTTACCGGAGCCTTCGTCGCCGTGCATGATGATCGACGTCTCCATCTTGGCGCCTGGGTTCCGCAACGGATAGGCGAGCCAGCGCGCAATCCAGTCATACATCTCTTCGTTGCCGTCCACGAGGTGCATCAGCAGCGTCTGGATTTTCAGGCAGTTGCCCTTCTTCGGCTTCATCTTCCAGCCGCTGAACAGATTCAGCGTCGCAACAGGGCCGCTCTTTTCTGGGCTTGGCGTTTCGGTCGGATCGAACACAATGTTCTTCTTCAGCACCCAGCTACGAGCGGGACCACACCAGAACTTCATCACGTCCGAATTCTGGACGATCGTACGCATGGCGGACAGCTTCATGAGCATCCGCTGGCGCCGATCCCAGACCAAGTCTTCGCCGTAGATCAGGACGAAGTTATCCAGCACGTCCTCTACTTGCCGCCAGTGGTCAGCGCCGTACACCTTCTTCGGCTTTTCCTTTTGGGCTTTTTCTCCCTCCCCCTCGGGGAAAAGCGGAGCGCTTTCGCCATAGGGGATATCTTCGAACTCCGGCGGATCACTGATGTCAGGGCCATCGGCATTCAGCGCGTGGACAGCCGCTTCGAAGTCGGCGCTCTCGCCCTCTGCCGCTACTTCGTGTTCGGGGCGCTCCAGCCCCGCTTGTCCTAACCCTTCCCCTTCTGGAGGGCGGTCACCGCCCTCCAGACTGGATACCGCCGCCGCCCCCCCTCCGGGGGGCGGGGGGGACGGTTGAGACGTCGATGTAGAGGTATCGCTGACGCGAGGGGGGCGGGGGGAGTCGGCCTTGATAGGCGCCGGCAGAACCGACCGCGGTGGTTTCCAGCCACAATCCATCGCCATTTTGAAAATCGTCGCCTCGGTGATACGCACACCACCCTGGAACGAAGCCCAACGCCGCTTGCACTCGTCAGATCCGCCATAGTTGGCTGCCTTGGAGGACCAGTAGTCCCAAAGCGCGAACCCGTTGTCACCCAGGGCATGGAACAGGCCCATACCAACGCGAATCCAAACGTCATGTTCCCCACTGTCGATGTGAGACAGCGCCTGTTCCAATCGCGCGCGTTCGCTCACCGCGCCGGGGGGCGGGGGGGAGCCAGGAGCACGGGCAATTGGGGCGGCCGACCTGACGAGCGCGCGCAAGCGGTCCAGTTCAGCAGCAGCCATCGGGTTGATGGTCGCAGGACTGTTCGCGTACTGGCGGCCGGTGAAGGTGAAATACTGGCGACCGGAGAATACCTCCAGCCCGATCTTGTTGGACTTGAAGGTCTCGGTCTCGCCAGAAGTAATGATGTGCACGCCAGTACCCGACGGGGAATACTCGGTGTACGAGTTGCAGCCAGCGATGGCGTTCAGGGCAAGTTCACTGAACTCGCCGGTTTCCATGTCGATGCACTTGTCGATGTCGACGCCGATCAGGCCATCGCCAGGCAGGAAGGCAAAGCCGATCCCCGTGTACTGACCTTCCGCGTGCTCCAGGACCGACAATGCCTTGTCCAGCGTCACCAAACGCTTGCGGTCCCGGTCATCGCCTTGCGTACCAAAGCGCTTGGAACCGTTCGTGTAGTACGGCACCTTCAGCGGCTTCTTATCCGCGCCTTTGGGATTCGGCTCAAACCGCCACACCAGCCACTGAGGCCGCGCGCGCAGATCTTGAGGTATTGCATTGAAATCTGACATCAGCAGCAACAGCTCCTATCGGTACGCTACGCGCTGTCCACCCATCACCGAAGGGACTGAGCGGAAGTCGTCGGCGCCAGGGCGCAGGGGGCACGGGGGATAGTGTTTGGCCAAGTTGAGGGGGCGATCCTTCCGCACAACGCGCGGCTCAGCGGCCACGCCAACATAGCCATGCTCTTCCACCTTGATGCCCAAGTACTTGCGGCCTGCGTTCGTAATGACGCACCAGTTACCCGCCAGTTCGACCAGGTCGCAGCGCACGAGGTGCTGCACGATGTCATCACGGAATTTCGGCAGGCGCCCTTTCCAGTTGCGAACCTTCATGAGGTTTTCCAAGGAAGCCTCACCGCCGAGATTGTTCAGTGCCGCGATGACCAGGTACGGCGAGCTGCCGCGACGCGGAAGTTCAAAGTTACGCATGCGACACCTCCTGTTCCTGAGACGGCCGGATAGTCGCGGGGCGGTTGCAGTAGGCCGCGAACATCAGTGCTTGGAGCTCTTCCAGCTTGCGGTGCACGACCGCACCATGCGCCTCCAGGTCCTTGCGCTCGCGGGAATCGATTACTCCATCATCCATGATGGAGTCCATGAACAGCTTGAAGTGCTCACCGATCTCGCCGTAAAGCTGATTGAACACCAGCTGGATGGATTCATTGTCCGTAGGGCCAATCTCAGGCAACTTCACGAACGTGCCGCCGCTGGCCGTGCACAGCGCCTCAATGATGAAGTTCTTACCGGCCAATTCCTGCAGCGCGAGCTTGTGTTCGGTCGAAAGGGTCCAACCCTTCGTTTCATAGGCGCGATTCCGCAGAACGGTC